TCTGGATTCATCGTATTATTTGAATATCGTCATCTTCTGTCCAGAGTTCGACCTTATCTCTGAAACGGCCTTCTTGTTTAAGTTTCTCATAACGTTTACCTGCTTTACGCTTCCACCAAGATATAATGTTATCTAGGTAGAACTTATCCCAATTAGGGCCACGTATTAACTTATCTTCATCCCCACGTATTACTTCTCTAACATTTTTATAACCATATTCAGATATATAAAATCTTTTCTTTTGAGTTAAACCAAATGCCATCTCTATGATACTGTTAAACTCTTTTAATTTTTCTTTATTCTGTAATGATTTTTTAATACTAGCGATCATCTTTGTCTGCCTCTTCATTTTTTTAGAGGATGCTCTATTGTCAGTCAGAGGAGTATTGTTATTAAGCAAAGTAAATCGATCATGAAGTTCATGAAATACTTTGTCATGAAGTAAAGGAAGAAACTTACTTTCAGTCAACCCTTTATATCTCATGAAGGGTTTCAATCCATCATACTGTGATGCTGATGTAGTAGAACCATATAATGAAGTAGTCTCAAATAATCCAATATCTTTTTCAAAGACTTCATTAAGAGTTTCTCTTGCAAAATGAGAGACACACATCAAAGCAAGTAACTTACCACCAAGATAATTATAACCAAAAGGTTGGGATGGAACGATTACAAATCCCATAGCCGCATGACGATTGAAAAGAGAAAGGTTTGCTGGTTGACCTAACCATAGATTTCTAGGTTTTGAATTAATAGTTGGAGAACCAAACCGTATAAATCCTACGGTTTGTTGGGTTCGTTTTTCAAATATCATCCATCGCAATTCTCTACCAGGAATATTACTCTCATTATTATGAGAGGATACTGCTGCTAATAAATTCTTATAATGTTCTTGAGGAAGAGAATTACTAAATCTTTGACCTATAAACTTGATATCAAACTCCATCTCCTCTGGAGAAATATCTTCATTAAAGAAGTAATCCTTCAAAGGAGTTAATTGGTTAGATTGGCAAACTAATTCTTTTTTTACATATCTAAGATAATCTTCAATCGAAACAAAATTTTTAAAGTAATCAATAAATTTATCAGCAGCCCATGTGGCATCTGCTTCACTAATAATCATAATAAAATAAGAATCTAATCTTCGTGGGTATGTTTTAGTTTACCAGACATTTCATACGCTTCTTTATTTCCACCATGCCCATGTGCGATGCCTAGTTCATGCATTTTAGCATGTTCGTCAATCTGATCTCTCAAATTCTTCTTACCTGCTCCAAATGTAAGATAGATTCCATAGGCAACTAGACCACCCAATACTAAACCAAAGAATAAAATTAATCCTTGATCAGGTGTAAGGTTTAAGTGCTGAATAAGGACATCATCTTGTTTCTCCCATGTGCCAGGTAAATGATAAACTGCGGGTTTTGATAGGAAGATCATTGTTTTTGTTTCCAATGTTTGATTAAGGTTTGAAGTTCTTTAATGCGGTCTTCCGCATTTTTAATTTTTTCTTTTAGTTGTGTCATTTGAATTTACATTCTACCATAATCTCAGTGAGACATGCAAGCATATTTATCTCCTGATCAGCAACGAAGGCTATTTGGTACTGGTACTTTGCAATAACAAGAACGGCAGCAGGAATAGTGCTAGGGACAAGGGATTCGTAAAGACTATCGTAAATGCGACGCAATAATACAGAAGGATCATTGTCCAAGTTATTGACACACCATTTACGTACTTCTGGAAAGTTCTTTTCTTTGAGGTTTTTAATGAGATCATTTACCTTTACGTCACTAAAATGAGCAAGTATACCACTATCTATCTTTCCACCTACAGAGTATCTTTGACACTCATTAAGAACTCTTCTCCAATCAGGAAAGTGCTTATTGATAAGTTCAGCAAGAACTTTCTTATCTGCTTCTATTCCTTCTCTTTGCAATATTGTGTTAAGACGCTTGAAAAAGCATGTTGCGATGTCTGCTTTTTGCTTTCCTTTGATTCCAAATTCGATAACAGCACATCGACTGTGGAGGGGCTCGATGATTTTGTTTTTGTAGTTGCAGGTAAAAATGAATCTGCAGTTTCCTGAGAACTCCTCAATACTCGCTCTAAGAAGGAGTTGTACGTCGGGAGTGGTATTGTCTGCTTCGTCGATGATGATGACTTTATGCTTTGACTCGCTGCTAAGAGATACTGTAGACGCAAAGTTCTTGGCACTATTCCGAACTGTATCAAGAAACCTTCCTTCATCCGATCCATTAATGACATAGACATCTACTCCTAATTGTTTACATAAGGCCTTTGCTACTGTAGTCTTTCCGCATCCTGCAGGCCCAGCAAGAAGCATATTTGGTATCTCACCTTTATTTAGAAATTCTAAGAAAGTTTTCTTAGTCTGTTCTGGTAAAATACAATCTTCAATTGTTTGGGGTCGGTACTTTTCAACCCAGAGAAATTCATCTCTCATAATTTAAATCCAATTTGGTTTTCTGGATGGGTCACGTAGATAATTAGATGCCGCCCAAGGTTTGCTGGCAATGTACCTCTTGTAAGCAGTAAAAATATCAATACTGGTATCATACTTGAATTCATCAGGCCCTGCAAATGCAAAGGATGTGGGTGTAGTTGGTTTAAGAAGAGGAATAATACTTGCTGCTTCTTCTATAGTTTTTTGACAACTATGAACTTTACCATAACGATGAGTATATTCTTGACACAATCCCATACCATGAGCAACTAACCACCATGTATTAACAAGTGATTCATTTGCCCATATGGTGCAGGGGTGACCACGAAATGCACCTTTCTCTGTGAAATATGCTGTACCATCTTTCTTGTGCAATTCACCATAATCATGACCCCATTTCTTAGAGCAAACAATAGAAAGCATTTGACATGTCTCTAATGGCATTTTGACAACGTGTTTGTCAGGTAAAACTTGAGCAGACACATAAGGTGATGGATGAGTAACAAAGATATTCATTCAGATGATCTCCACTGCTTTCTCATTGTAACATAGATTTCACTCTTTGCTACAACATCCCTGACTTTCTTAAAGATTCCTGCAGATTGTGCATACTTACTAGTTGCATGATCTGGTTCTTGTGGCCTTATATTACCTTCGTTGTCGTACTTTTTACCTGAATTATGATTAGCATACCTTCTAGCACGAGTAAACCCCATCTCAAGGAACTTACGGCACATATCCATACCTATGAAATCTTTCTCATCTTTATAGTCAAGATACATTGCATATATCTTGTTGGATGATACTACTGCCTCGTTAGGAGTTTTGAATCTCCAATGAGCACAAATATCGTTAGTATAAGGGCGTACCAATAGAACTCCTTGTTCTCCCCTTCCAATACGATAAAGTTTACGAGTCTCCTCGTCTGAAAAGTCAAGTGTTTTGTAATCGAGATCATAATCAAACTCTTTCATTTTTTGGTGGTTTTACTACGTGTGCGATTTATTATACTAATAAATTTATCTCCTGCAAAGGTTCCTGCTAAACACACATCAATCTCATCTCCATCTTGCCAATTCACATCACCATTCATTTTGGTGTGCAACATTGCCTCCTGAATCTTATCAATTACTTCTTGTGTTAGTTTCATGTTGCCCTCCAAGCTACATAACAAATAAAAAACAACCCTGATAGGATTGTGAATGTAATAGGAAAAAATGGTATGACGGTCATTGCATGAAGAACTTGTATGAGTACAATTCCGTAGAAAAGCCACATAATCCACATACCAATCTTATTGTGACGGCTCCCACGTTTATAATGATGGCAACCAATGGGACCAGAATCCCATCCGTCTTGCATATACTCTTCAGTAGGAATTTCTCTACTCATAATACAGGATACTCTTCGTTGCGTACAAATTCAGTTTTTTTAGTTTTAAAATCATCCATCAATCTACTAACCTGTTTTCTATCAAGTCCAGCAAGGTTTTGACAGTTCTCTAGGCAACGATAGATACATTCTCTATCACTTATGGGTGGAGATATTTCCCACCCATCCTTATCATAATACTTCTTACCCTTAGTGACTTGTGCCTCTACGTGTCCAAGATCTTGTACCTCGGAAGGGTTCTCGTAATTATGATCTATCATTTTTTAAACACACCTAACTTTGACAGTAACCATAAAGTAACTATAGTCCACCCTATAACATACCACATGATTATTCAAATGTAGAATCTGGTTCAAGTGCTATGAAGTAAGTAAGATCTTGATTCTTACTTGTAAAACGTGAAAGAAGTTTTGATGATACAGAAACATCATAAGTGCCAGGTAGAATTTTAATATTCTCTACCTTAAAATTAAATGAAAACTGTTTATCAGTTTCTCCTACCGTTACTGAGAAATCATTTGATGTATCATTCTTTTTATCACGAACAAGAATCTTAACAACACCACTTCCACCAACCACAGCTAGATCAGGAAGTTGATAGATTGCTGCTGCTTTAAGTAACTTATCTAATTGATCAGTGCTTAATTCAAAAGACACATCTTCACTAGGAAGATCAATTGCTTTGTCAGGAGGAGTAATGATTACATTAGGATCAGCAAAGAAATACTTTGATCTCATCCGACCTTCTTTGATCACAACATGTCCATCATTCACAAAGTCAAGTTCTGGACTTTGATGTAAAGAAAGTCCATTGAGGAACTGATTTAAATCATAGATACCAAAATCTTTAGGTATCTCTTCAGTTACAGTTGCTTCTGCAAGAATATTCTTCATCACACTAATCGTGCGAAGTTTACTACCCTGCTTGAAAAGAATAGACTGATTAATAGTTGAAAAGTTTTTAAGAACAGAAAGAGTTTTATCAGAAAGTTTCATAGCCACGGGTCGTAGTTTCATTGAGTTGTCCACTGAAATGATACAGTAGAAGTGAATAGTGTAGTGCTTTTAGTATATCACGTTTTGCTTGTCCTTTCTTATCATAGCGACTTAGATACTTAATTGCATTAGAACGGCAGAATGATTCTGCATCTCCTACGGATTCAATAAGGTCAAGTGTCTGGACGTTATTGTTGTCAGAAGTATAATGTCCACCATAAGTGGTAGAAATATAATCCTGAAGAGCTTTGATGGACTCATCTTCTTTATACTTTCTAGGATTGTCTGTTTCTATTCCAGGTTTTGGTGTATCAGTAAATGTAATATGATCAAAGTTAACTGAAGATACTACTGATTCTTCTGATACTGTAAACTGACTTACATCAAAATCAAGACCATCATCATCAAAATTAACAGTATCAAAATTAGAAGTATCAATAGTGATATTCTCTACGGGTGGTGCATCAATATTAAAATTAGTGGCGGATGCAGTATTACCTGATCCTACTGTAAAAACAGTATCATCATGTTGGTGGTTAAGAGAACAAGGGCTCATTTCATCATCTCCATAAATTTCATCGTAAAGTAAACTCCATGCATTAATCATAGCAGAATAAGAAGTCGTTTACAAGACGATCTGCTTTATCTGCTCCAAACTTGCCAGCAAGAAATCCTCCCACTGGATCAAGTTTGGTCATGTAAGCATCAAAGTCTTTGTAAACACTGGTGTCATTTCCAGACGGTTTTTCTAATTCTAACATATTTTTGTACTTAGTCAAGTATTTGATAAACATATCCAAATGATCATTTACTTCTGAAGGAGTACAGTATCTAATGTAGATATTTTCTGAAAAGTGATTTCCTGGCTCAAAGAACCTATAGTCACCTTCATGTTTGGGTAGTCCATCTACAGAGAACAAATAGTTTTCTGTAGGATGTTGAAAGTCAAATACTATAATGATTTTCTTGGGAGAAAACTTCATTAAGTCCATACCAAAACAAGGAAGATTACTTCCAGTTTTTGGATAGGCTATGCAATTAAAGATGTCAACATTCTTACCATCAGAGATATCTACTTGCCTTGACTTAAGCAAGTAAGGATGTGAATGATCTATGGCATTTAAAGAAGTTCCCTTTGCTTGCCATGATGCCCATAAGTTTTCAATCTTACAGGGCAACATGGAACGATAGGTGCTAATATAGTCTTGCCAAATAGTCATGGCATAAACTCTCCCATGTCATATACAGTATCCTCATCCCCATCATCTGGCAATTTTGCAAACTCTCCTTCAGGGTCAATTAAATCCCATAGTTTTAGCATTACAACATCTTTATTAGTATCTACATCATGATTTTTAAGCATGTGAAGGGTCGCATTTTGCCTAAATTTATGCACCTGTTCATCACTTTTAAAAGGTGGTGGTGGTGATGTGTAATCTTTTGTAATGGAATTCATCCCAATTTCATAAAATAAAAATAAAACTTCCAATTCATCATCAGTTAATTTTAAAGTGTTCATACCTCTGTCTCCTGATTAAGGTCTACATCAGCATCTACCTTGTCATAAAGTTCAAGGAATGCTTGCTTAGTCTCATCATCAAAACGATTCACACAGACTTGAATAGACTTCATCTTATCACCAAAGATACTGAAGGCACGAACAATGTGAACCAAACGACGAGTACTAATAATCTCTTCAATACCACCATCATAGAATGTTTTACGGATGATGTCACCCCAATCTACAAGACGTGCAATGAAGTCTGTATCTGTGATGCCAAGATTAGCAGCCACTCCACCAAGAATCTTCTTCTCTATAGATGGTGCAGGATAGTCTTGCTCAAAGGTCACAGGGAACCTCTCAAGGAATGCTTCATTCAGTACATTAGTACCAATGAACCTACCGTCGTCGGATCCTTTACCCTTTGTGTTAGCAGTAGCAATGACGTTAAATCCTGCTGCTGGTTGTACGAACCTACCAATCTTCTTAAGGAATATACCCTTACCCTCAAGGATAGGTTGTAAACATAGGATCTTATTGGATGCAAGATCAACTTCATCTAGAAGCAACACAGCTCCCCTCTCAAGAGCTTCCACGACGGGTCCGTTATGCCAAACAGTATTGCCATCAATAAGACGAAACCCACCAATAAGATCATCTTCGTCGGTTTCAATTGTAATATTAACTCTTATCAACTCCCTATTTAGTTGAGCACATGCCTGTTCTACACCAAATGTTTTACCATTACCAGAGAGTCCAGTAACAAATGTAGGATAGAACTGCCTAGACTTAAGTATATTCCTTACATCGTTAAAAGAACCAAACTTAACAAATGTATCATCCTTTACTGGTACAAGATTCTGCTCAACTACAGGTTGCACAGAAGGAGCACTGAAAGACTTTTCAATATTCTCAACTGCCTTAGTAGTAACCTCAAGATTCCACTTGCCCCGACCAACACTAAACTGTTTGATCTTTTTGGTAACAGTCTGATAAGCAATGTCATTAGCAGCACAGAATCCACGAACATCAGCTGCAGTGAACTCTTTACCGTATGTACTCCTCAAACCTTCAATAATTTCGTCTGCAGTCATTTTGATTTCAAACATAGTTGGTTCGTTTTGTTGAACCTAGTATAAACGAAAAATGGGAGTTTTTAACTCCCATCAGACACTTTGTGGATTGTCATATACCTTGGTCTTTCGTACTAGCAAAAAACTCCTTCATACTAGATTGTAACTGACCATCATTTTCTTGAGGGTCAAGTTTATCATAACCTTTAATTTTCTTCCATTTATTATACATCGCACCTAATACCCATGCTTGTGATAATTGTTTAGGCCCGTTTTCTAACAGTTCGAGATGATGTTTGTTACTTGTGTAACTTTTGTATTCTTCTCTCCAATTGGAATCATCATAAGGTTTTGTCATTTAGTTTCCGTATGCGAAAGTTTTACCTTTAATTTGAGATTGACCGTATGGGTTTTTACCTTGAGGTTTAAACCTACCTACGTTTTCTCCTTTCTTATCTAATCCTCCTTTCCTTGTTCTATGGAGTGTAGCAGTTTTTTTCGTTTGTGTCAACACTGAGTCCTGACCATACTTCTTACCTAATTTCTTTACTTCTTTCTTAAACTTTCTTCTACCCATCTTACCACGATCTATTGCATAACTTTTCTCTTTCACCTTCCTCTCATCCTTTGAACCAGGATTTTCTAAGTATGATCCTTTTAATTTAGTAGGCCCTCTACCAAATTTACCACGAATATCTTTTTGTAATTGTTGGGATCTTGCTTGATTTTCTTTTCTTGATTTGTCACCACGATCAGCAGACATGGTTGCTATACCACTTTTATCTGATTTGCTTTTGATTCTACTCAGGCTGCTTTCGTTAAGAAATTCTCTGAAGGTTTTCATTATCAGTAACTCTTTTTTATATTTAGTTTTCTTCGTGGTCTAGTTCTACAA